ATTCCGCACTTATCATATTCTCCCCCTTTTCATTTCTTCTCTATATTATATTTTAACCAGAATTCCCGCCAAAGTTGAGATTCCAAAGCCTCGATGCAGGCACGAACATAAAGAGGAATTATTGGTATCATTGCATCCTCAAAAACCTTTTCATCTGCTTTAATCATTTCTCTACCTCTAAATAATCCGGCATATCATTAAAAGGTTTCTTTCTCTTATAGAAAATCTTCACTTCTTTTTGAAAATACGTACCATTCTCTGCGAACCTACAAACCTCTTCCATCAATTCGGGCGGAATAAGGAATGATCCATTAGGTAATTGTTGGGTGCGGTTATCCATTATCTAATGTGCTCCTGCATTTCAAATGCTGTCATACCGATATACTTTTTCCTTAAATCAGTAATGATCAGTTGATCATTTGTGTCTGGCTGTTTTTTATCTTTCAATGCCAGCAGAAAAATATCAATTATCTTTGACTCTCTACTTATCACAGTAAAGGGTAGTCCAGTATCATACAGGGGAATTATTATATTCCCTTCTATTTTAAATGGTTTTCCCCATTGAGCCATTACTTCTCCCCCTTTTTATGAGCTTTTTCCATTCCTTCCATTGCTTTAACTAAACCTTGAAGTTCTTTTAACTTAAAATTGCCATCCAGTTGCAATTCCTTATAAGACCAAAATCTCCAGAATCCTCCCTCATTAAGATCATCAATGCTTACCCCTTCTTCTTTAAGAGTTTGTTCTAATATTTGATTCTCTTCATCATTAAGAAATTCTTTGGTCATTTCTTCTCCAAATATCCCAAGACACACCGGCAATTTATGTTTTCTTCTGGTTTACTTCCCCCACCCGGCACCATCATGTTATCCTGTCCTACATCAAACTCCCTGTCAATCGATATTCCTTTTCTATATTTTAAATCAGCGGCCAGATGTGTCGGTCTACATGCCCCATCCCTCGCCGATAACCAGAACTTGTTTAATTCCTCATCCAGTCCGGACTGCTTAACGCCCTCTAAGTCAGCCCAGTTCGAGGCCGCCAATGTTTCCGTCCGGGCAATCAAGGGAGCCCGATACTTATCCCATGAGTCAAACTTCTCTCTCAATGTATCACCAATCACACTTAATGGTTGTCCCTCGGTGAATCCATCACGGATAATGGCCTTGATGGTATCGAATGTTGTGCCACTTACCTCCTGGGAGAACTTATCCAATCTGCTACCGATCCACTCAAGTACCCTGGGATCGTTCATGTTGAATCCGATTCCTGCACCCAGTTCCCTAAGCCGTGACAATGCTGCCTGTTCAGCGATGTATGATATTGTCGGATTAAAGAGAATCTTGAGCCTCTTTGCCTCTTCCTCTGCATTAATATTGATATCGTTCAAATCCTTCCTGCCATTCTCAGCTAAATGCCTTTCAACCTTAGTCCGGTGCCAGCCCGCAATGCGCCCCTCAACCCGTCTGCCTTCTCGCATGAGTCGGGTAATCACATCATCAAGTTGACCCTTCCAATAGGATTGCAGGGGTTTGATGATAAGGGATTCCCAGTGATCAGTCCTTCCCACAAATGCTTTCCAGTAGATGTCCTTACGGTCGTCAGTCCAGAAGTCCTCGTTGAGCAACTTCATCTCCCATAATGATATTGCCTTTTGTGGTTCATTCGCCGGTGGGACAGGTGATGTCTTACCCGGTTGCACATAGTTAAAGGGTATCCAGGGAATATCACCCCATGGCTTCGGTTCTTTTCCTTCCTTCTCCCTCTCTTCATTGATAGTAGAATAGTAGGTATTGAGGTTGGTCTGACGTTCAGTCAATCGGAACTGTTTATCCCCGGTATCCGGCAGATCAAACTCAATACTCAACCCCGTATCGTACTTCGGCAGCCAGAATGCCTCAATGCCTTCTGAGAGTAACATGCACCGGGGTTTAATACATTCCTGCATGTGTGTGTGGTCAAGGGCTTCAGCATTTGCCCGGTTTACGTCCTCTACAATGCCAAGTTTGCCCTTGCTCATATCATAAGCAGAGATAAGGCGTTCACTCACCCAGTCGGCCACGTCCCTTATCATCGCCTCGCGTCCAGTCTGACCTCGTGGTGAGGACTTAAGGCCTGAGTGTAGTAACCTTGTCTTTCCCGCATTATCAGGGCCGCTATATGTGTCTCTCAAATAGGTAAGAATCTCATCGCGCTGCGCCTGGGTTAACTGCTGGTCTGTCGTCAGGTCATCCACAATCGCCTGATTCTCAAAAAGGGATTTTTGTTGCTTCTGCAGGTAGAGATCAATATCGTAAGGGTAGACCTGCGCCATAAGCGGGGACATTCCTTCGTAGATAGAAACAGGGGAAGGATACATTAATGGAATGATCTCACTGGGCAGGAAAGTCTGTCTTATGTCGCCATCCTGATAGAACCAGCCCTTTAAAATTTCCTGTTTGTCGGGGATGGCCCGGATAGAGGCATATTTCGTCAGGGGCAGAGGCCAAACTTCACGTGGTATTTTTAAAATCTTATTCCCTGGGGTATAGAGACAGCACATCCCTCCCAGTTCAAGACGGATCATGATGTTATACCAAAAGGTGAACCGATACATCATGATGTTAGGCCGATTGGTTACGTCTAAGTAGGGATGTTCTGTGATCTCCACCTGTTCAAGATCCACCTGTTTTAGATAATATTTCCTCTCGGCCTTTGTATCTATGGTATGCAGATAATGAAAAAGATTACCATCAACAATCTTCTTGCCAGTCCTGCGGTAGATAAAAAGTCGTTGTGGGATTGAAGCTACGTCCTTTGCAATGCGGTCAATGCACGTATAAACCCATCCCTTATAAGCATCTACCAGCTTCGACCATTCCCAAGTTGGCTGTACCCCGGAAGCGGCCTGCCCGGAATAATAAGAACTGATCAGGGTTGCAATCTGGTCACGCTTCACATAGCCGAATCTGTCTGCTAATTTCTTTGATATGGTTTCAATGAGGTTCATTGGTCACCTCGAAAAATACGGTGGACATATTTCTGCTGATGGCGACCCAATAGTGGATCGCGCCTTGTGTGCCAAAGTAGTCGGATGGCCTCTATGGCAGCAAGTGCGAGAAAGAAGAATCCCAAAGATTTCAGTATCCAGAATACGAATTTCATAATAGTTAATCACCCCTGAAAAATGCTGTCATTCTCTGTTCCTGCGTTGGTCGCTCGCCTACGGGGCGGTAGTTGCGGTCAACAATAGCGATGCCGGGAGTGCCGGAAAATAGAAGAGATGTCAATCCCCAAACAAGTGCATCCATTCTGTTGGGGGACGCATCGCCTGGTATCCATAAACACATCTCATCTTCAAGCGCCTCAAATTTTCCTACATGATGAATGCGTCCTTGCTCATATCTGGCCGCGATAGGTTCTGCCCGTGTCTGTTTTCCTCTACTTGCATGGACCAACTCAACCGGAACGTTTGAATCAACCTGTGCAATGGTAAGCGCTACCATTTCCCCACCTTGATTCGCCTCAGCTATGATCCGATCTGCTTTAAGTGTATGATAGGCAATTACTGCCTCCCGAGCCCAGACAAGAGGACTGCCTTGGATGGATCTATCGCAAAGTACATAAGCGTCTTCCCCTACCATTCCTACTCCTACGACTCCAGCCATATCGCCTTCGCTTGTGGCCGATGGGTCAACGCCGATGACCAAACGACTCAAACTATCAGGTGCTTTAATGACTCTTGCTTTCTCAATAATGTCCCGATTCCAGAGCGCGCCAGGTGCCTCGGTCACATCTTCGGCCATTATCTCCATCCGATAGGAAAGAGTGGTCATGTCTTTGGTGATATCGAAAAGAGCATCTTTGTTAATATAAGGATTTTTATGACTGGAGAAATGGAAGGTCTTCCAGCGTCCTGACATGTCCTGTTCTGCTTGGGCAAACATTTTGGCTGCGTGCTGGGGATCACGTGCCTTGCTTACACTCCGGCTGTGTAGCGATGGTGGGGTATAGATAAACACGGCATCACCGTTGTTGTCTAACAACATCGGAGCTCCCACTAATTCCCAGGCATCCTCATCCATGAGTTGCCATTCATCGAGGATGAGCACATCTGCATAATCGCCGCGCAAAGTGTCAGCATTCCAGGCTGTCTTTGCCTTGATACGGGTTTCTGTTTTGGGGATCTCAATGATGTGTTCAGTTTCATTTTTATAAAAAATCTTCTTTTGTATGGGTTCGTCAAGTGCGGATGTCACGGTTTTCCAAAACCTCCCGATCTGCTCGTTTGTTGGTGAGGCATAGAGAATACGCCGCTTATCAAGAAATTCCTGAACAGCAATAATCGCCGCCCCGATAGTCTTTCCACTTCTTCGGCCAGCCCTGATAATCTTTCGCTTTGCAGGGGATTGAATAAATTTGATTTGTTCATCATGTGGCCTTTTAAGTTTTATCTTGAGATCCATTGTCTTTTTCGTATACAACGGTGAATTTTATAGGTTCGCCACTATGACCGCCAACCTCCACCTTATCGGGAAAGATACCAAGATGTTTTCCAAGTAATTCAAGGGCTTTTACTTTATCGTGATGGGTATATTCAACTTGGCAATCAATGATTGACTCATCGCCCTTACCTTGATTATTGGCCATGATCTTTTTCTTTTCCTTAACTGACTTCACGGCTCGACTTGCACCTTCAGGCATAGTATCAAAGGGTTTTAATTGAACCTCTCCACCCTCAAGGATTTCAACGTAATCCTTCATGTCTGCAAGGGCAATAATGGCAAGTTCTTTCAAAACACGGGTTGCGCTAATCTCTGAAGATTTCTCAAGTTTTTCCCTTTGTTTCTGAATGGCAGATTGAATGTTGACTTTTGACAACAGCCGAGATGCTATTTCTCGTGCTGATTTTTCTGAATACCCGGAACGGATTGCCGTTTGAGTAGCATTTAAATCAATTAAATATTCACATACAAATTTCCTTTCTTTAGGGGTTAACCGCTTCAGTTTACCCATTCATCCCCATAACAAAAACCCCGGTGAAGCCACGTTCAAGGCTTCCCGGGCGCCGTTATAAAAAGAGGCATCGATGTTCATGCCTCAAGGATAGACTCTATTTTCGGCTTGTCAATACGTAGGATTTGACTACATTTGACTACTTCTGATAGTATTTTTGTCTTCGTTATCTGGCATTTACTACCTCTGGCAAGTCGGAAAAAGGATTTGGCTTTTCTCTCACTATTTTTCCATTCCAGAAACACGACTCACATCATCGATATATTATGATTTCAGACCAAGTTTGTCTTTCCTCAGAACAAAGCGGACTTCCACATTTTGGGCATTTCTCATCTCTCATACTTTCCTTACCTCCTGAAACTCCACCACCGCCTTTCTCGGTATCCTTCTGGTCCCTGACCGAAGTTTCACAAATTCCAAAATCCCCTTCTCCATCCAGTTATACACCGTCTGGCGTTTTATGCCAAGGATAAAGGCAACCTCCGCCGGACTGAATGATGGCTTATCGGGGATGGGGATCATGGTGTTATTTAGCTTCATCGGGAAGCAATAGTCGCCTTGATATTTCAAAATTCACACAATCCCGGCATTCATCATAATTTTCTTTTGTTCCAGACAGGTCAAGGC